CCATGACGCTGCGACTCGTCCCAATCCGCACCCTCGTCCGTGGTATCCCACGTAGACTGGTAGGTTGCGGACGGCTTCCTTATACCACCAGAGCTATCGGGGCGGCCTCCCCAGCCCACTCCGCCTCGGCCGACGCCCTGCTGCCCGTACCCCTGGGAGTTCTGCGGACCGTTACCGCGGGGCTCATCATAAGGGAAATCCTCACCACTGTCTACTGTGTCGAAATTTTTCGACCCGGTAGTGTAGTTGAAATCGGGCATAGCCATACTAACGCCAGGAACGTAGTCAAGTTCCTGGATTAGCTGCAACGCTTCGGTGAGGGTGCGCTTCTTCATTGTGCCGGCTTCTCCAGGCTCTCGCGCAGCATCTTCAGTCGCATCTCTTCCCGCTTCTCGAGTTCCGCCTTATCGAGCGAAGCCTGCTTCGGTGCGGACTTGCCCACGCCAGCGAGTTCCTTCCAGACCTCGTTCATCGGGCGGCGACCGCCATTCTGAGGCATCGGCGGCGGTTGCATCCGCTCGAGTGGGATACCCTCTTCGACGCGTTCCTCGATCTCCTTCAGGGGCTTCGTTCCCTCGAAGAAGAGCGACAGCATCTCATTCCGCTCTCTGCCTTCAGGAGTCAGACGCGGCGTGGATCTCTCGAAGTTCTGATCGTCCTCGTCATCTACACCGTCATCGTGTTTTGACGGATGTCGGGTGTAGATTCCCTGTGTCGGGTTGTCAAGCGGGTGGGGAGCCTCTTCCACCTCCTGGTCGTCCCCGTCAGCGATGTGCATCGTCCGGCCAACACCACGCGGTCGAGACGCGGCAACCTCCGCGAGCTGCTTGAGATAGCGCTCGGAGAGGACTTCGTTGATCGCCTGCTTGGTGACCGTAAGCATCTCCTCGCGGACGATGCTGCGGATCATCTCTTTCAGGTCTGTCGCCTTGAAACGTGTCGCCATTTTAGATACCCTTTCCCCGAATCTGGCTTCTGATTGCATTCATGAGTTGCTGCATGTCTGTTCGTTCTGTCGGTTCCTTCGTGAAGTCTGTCGCCCAACCGATGATGTCCATGAGCACATTCCAGTCGCGGCGTGGCAGCGAAACAGGAATCTCATTTGCCGATTCGCCCGAAGCTGCAGGCAACGGAGCATCCGCGTACGCCTGTCCAGACACCGCTGTGTCTTCCTTGATTAGAAACGTGTCCTTGAGGGCCATGTTTACTTCCTCGTGATTTCATTCAGGGCGCGCCAGATGCGGTCCGCCTTGTTCCAGGTCTTGCGCGGGTCCAGGTCCAGGCTCCGACCCTCGTGAAGGTAGGCTCCCGGGGTCGAGGGCTCACTGACGACGTCCCAGCAGATGATCTGGTAGTCGTCGTTCACCATGTCCACATCGCCCTCATTCGTCCGCTGCTTGTCAGTGCTGCCGACGCCGCGACTGGAGATGCCGATCATCACGCCCGCCTCGAGTAGGTCCGCAAGAATCTTGCCCTTCGGGGTCGGGAGGACTTCGAGTTCACCCATCACGTTGTCACCGTCCCACTTGGCGTCGGTGATGAGATGTGAAACTTCCGAGAGGTTTACAGTCGAGCGCTCCGGGTGATCGAGCTCGCCAACCGCTCGCCGCTCCCGGATTGCCTTCATGTAGTTCTCGACCTCGCGGTTCAGGATGTGGCGCGGGTAGATGCGGCCGTTCTGGTTCTTCGTCTCGGCCTTCTGGATGATTCCCTTCAGGGTGATCTTCCCGTTCTTCTTGCGGGCCTCGGTGATGAGATCGGGTTTGTACTCGATCTGGTACCACTCGCGGAGCAGTTTCTTGTCGTTCATATCTTCTCCTTACCTCACCTTGACGCGGCCGATTGGCTTTGTCTTGCCACCCATCATCTGTGCATCCTGCGCAGCAACCCGCTTCCGACGAGAGACCGGATCGCCAGCGGAAGGGGCGCCGGCAGGAGGAGCTGTCGGAGTAGGGGCCCTCTTGCGCGGCGGCTTCTTCGCGGGAGATCCCGCGGGCACGCCCGTCGGGTCAACATTGAATTGGTCAGACCCGTGAATCGCTGGGGTCACATCATCAGGCTTACCGTCCATGCCCGGACCTGGATCAATCGGCTCCTTCTTCGCAGTCGCCGCACCACCCATCTCTCCACGGAGCTGGTCCTCGATCTTCTTGACCAGACCCGAGGCAGAGATGACGTTGCCGAGCATCTGGTCGTAGTAATCGGGCTGCGACTCGATCTCCTGCTTGATGCGCTGCCACTCCTTCGGAGGAAGTGCCATGATCTCGCCGGTCTCACCAGACTTCGACTTAGCGTTGCTGGCGAAAGTCCTGACGAGCTGGACCTCTCTGGGGTCGAGCCCCTTGACCGCCTTCTGTCCGCCGCCCGTCATGTTAGCGATCGGGTGTGTCTTCTCGGTGGACTTCTTGCTGAACGGCCACCACTCCGCGAGCAGGCGGAAGTTCTCGAGCACGTCCCAGGCGGACGCCTCGTCGAGGACCCTGTTGGCCCAGTTTCCCAGAGCCTCCTGGACAACGAACGCCTCGCGCTGCGTCAACTTCACCCGGACAGGCTGTGCCTGCAATGCCTCTTCAAGTTCTTTCCATGCGCTCACTTGTGTCCCCTCCAGTTTCCAAGGATGAACTGAGCGTACGCCTCGAGCTCTCCGTCAATCTCTTGCGCCGCCTGCCTGACCATGGAGGCTGCCTGGTCACGAGGGAGATCTTCCCTTCGCAACCTGTTCATCAACTTTCCGAAGATGCGCTCGACCTGCCCGAGATGAGTGACGACCTCGAGTCCCCGTTGAGAGGAGAGCTGCTTCGGATCCTCCTTGATGAGGAATGTGTTTTTCAGGCTCATTTGCCGTGATTCCTGAACTTCTGGACCATGAGTTGCTTGACCCGGGAGAACTGCACCGGGGACAGGTTGCTGATCATCTTGTCCAGATCGTTGTCCATCTTCGACAGGTAGGCGTCTCGCTGCTGGATGACAGCACGAAGACTGCCGTTGTTCTCCAGCTCCTCTCCCGTGGCCGAGAGTGCCGCGCGGATCGCCCGAGCGGTCGCGGGCTGGACCTTACTGATCGATGCCTTCGCTTCGTCCGAGAGCTCGATCCTCGGAACGCCCTTCTCTGCGTAGATGTAGATCGGACCAACGCTGGCGTCTTCGGTCTCGAGTTTGAACATCATGTACTGCCTGCCGTCATCGTGCTTCTTGATGCCCAGCGGCTTCACCCGGGCGCTGCCTCCGACTTCCCTCTGCACCACCTTGAGTGACTTCCCGAGAACGTTCGCCATCTCCTCGTTCACCTTCGCCATCACCCGTTGGAATCCCTTGTCGCCCTTGAGCGCACGGTCAGAAATCTTGCTGACGAAATCGTCGTACTCGCTCCCCTCCGCGTCTTCCTTGAACAGGCCTTCGTTCATGGCGCGGACACTGTTCGACAGTGCCTTGGCGATGATCTTGCTCTCGAAGTGGTGACCGCGAGCCCGTCCCGCCTTGTGGTGCTTGGGAGTATCAGTGCCACGCTGCTTCATCGCACGCTTCTCTGCCTCGGCCCGCTTCTTCGGGTCCTTGAGCATCTTCTCGATCTCCTTGCGGAGACGGACGAGCTTCTTCGGATCCTTGGGCGGGAACCGTGCAAGCTCGGCCCGCTTGGCGGCGAGACGAGTGGGGAACGTAGCGACCGGCTTGGCACCGTGCTTCTTGCCCCTGTTTGGAGCGTAGAGCGTGTAACCGCCGCCGCCCTGCTTCTTGCGGACGACCTCGCGGATCTTCTGGCGGACTGCCTGGCGAACGACCTGCTCACGAATCATGTTCGCGGCGACGTCGTACTGCCGAAAGTCAACAGCGTCGTAGAACTCGACCAGTTGGATCGCATTCATCCCTTGGGCGGCCACAAGCATGTGGGCCTCGTTGATGTCCTGAGCCTCAGTGAGGCACTCCTTGATCTTGTTCTTCCGCCTCTTGACTCCGAGCGGGAGCTGGAATCCACTGATGCCTCCCACACCCATCTCCTTGATGTCACTCATTGGACTCGACCTCCTCGGCCAGATTCTGATACATCATGATGTCTTCCACCTGCTGCTCGACGGGCATGGCACCCTCAGCGAGGAGCTTCTGGCGTGCTTCCTCGAGCTTCTTGCTCATCGCGGAGTCCTCGATGACTTCCCGCATCATGCTCGCGCGGGTCAGGACGTCGTTGATTCTCTTCAGCTCTGAGACCACAATCTCGGTCAATGGCTTCATATCACCGGTGACCTGGAAGCGGATGTACTTCTCCAGGAGCTTCTTTTGCGAGACGCTCAGCGTCTTGCTGTATTTCTCGTTGAAGCGCTTGGCCACCATCGCCATGACGAGCGCGTCCACGTCGGAGCGCTGGGTCGTCGACTCGTTGAACGAGCCGCGAGTCGTCATGTACCGGACCAGCCCCTCTTCGAGCTGGATCTTCTGCACCGATTCAGTCAGGCGGTTCTGCGTCCGGGCAGCGTCGATTACCATCTGGATCGATGCGAGCAGGCGATAGTCCGGAACCCGGTGACTCGAGAAGAACTCCCGACCGTAGGTGTAGTTGATCTCCTTGATGAGGTTCGACTTCTTGATGTCGATCTTCTTGGAGTCAAGCCGGGTCGCGTGCCGTTCGACCTCACCCAGGACCCGACGGGCGGATGTCTCGGACAGACCACGGGCGTTCCGGATGACATCGAAGAGCTCGCGCTCCTCAGCCAGCGGAGTTCCCTCGCCGTAGTACTTCCGGACAATCTCGAGGGTCCGCTTGTACCCGGACTGGTCTTTCTCGACCATCGTCTTGCTGAGCTGCCTGACGAGAAACTCGTAGACCAGCCCGCAATCCCTCTTCTTGTTGTGCTTGAAAGTCGCCATTTCTGGGTGACTCCTGTCTAGTTCCGGTCCCTAAATAGTCCGGAAATTCACTTCTTGAGTTTCTTTGCGTTCTTCAGTAGCTCACTGAGGTAATCCTCAATGTCTTCGACCTGCTCTGTCATGAGGTCGCGATTCCGGCCCTCGGCGGACACGTGCCCGCGGGCGATCCTTTTGAAGACCTGCATCGGGTCACGGACCGACGGGCGGTGCGCCTGACGGCGACCGTGCGTGTGTCCCTGTTGCCGGTGCCGGGGCGTCATGGACGCCAGTTTCACCGGGCTATCAATCTTCCGGTTCGGAGCCTGCTTCATACCCGTGACGTCCGTGGCCCCCTTGTTAGGCACCTCGGCGATCATCGGACCAGCTGTGGTAACCCCAGCGTTCTCTGCGGGAGGAGCACCGCCGTCCTCCGGTGGGCCACCGGGTGGCTCCTCACCACCACCTTCCGGGGGAGCTCCACCTCCGCCACCACCGGGAGGCCCACCGAGTTCGTCAGGAAGTGCTTCTTCACCACCCATGTCTCCCTCACCGCCAGGAGCTCCGGGGATGTTGACCTGCTCGAGATAGAGGTCCTCGATCTTGTCGAACTTCTTGCCCTCACGGATACGGTCGATCTCTTCATCGGAAAGCTTGAAGATGTTCTTCCAGATGAACTCTCGGTCGAACACACCCTCCTGAGCGGAACCGGCGATCTCGAGCTTGGTACGCCAGAGCTCGAGGTATTGCTGTTCGGCGATGATGCTGGAGTTAGCGAGCTTCAACTCGAAGTTTACTAGGTCCTCGCCCTTGTACCCATTGAGGAACAGGTGGATGATGGCGATCTTGTTGAGCTCGCTGACTACAATCTTTTGGATCCGATCGATCGTGCGAGCGAATCTAACGTCCTGCTGAGCCAGAGTAGCCTTAGAGCCAAGCTCCGCCTCATAAGAAAGGTAAGCCTTGGGGATCTTGAGGGCACCGAACATCTTGTTCTGAATGTACTGGACATCGTCGATGTCTCCGGTGAACTGACCGCCAGCAAGGGTGCTGATGTCAGACGACTTATCACCGCGGACCGGGATGAAGTAGTCCTCATCGACCGAGAGCGGGTTGTACCGCAGGTCCACGCGACCGGTGCTCGGATCCGTGATCTGCTGGCGCTTCATCGCGCCCTTCACCTGATCGATGTACATCGGCACCTGGTCGGGCGGGATGTTGCCCACATCAACCTTAAACACACGGCGCTCAGGAGAACGGACGATACGATAAACCAGCATCGCGTCCTCGATGAGGATGAGCTGGCGCCAGATGCGACGGGCGGGCTCGATCATCGAGCTGCCATAGGGGAGGAAGTTGTCGTTGCCGAGCAGGCGGACGTGAACCACCTGCCAGTTCTCCAGGATCATGTTGCCCTGAGTGAGCCAACGGAAGCGAACCGCGAATGGGTCCTTCTTGTCGTACCCTTCCTCGCGCTCGATCTCATTGATCGGGATCGGGAGCATGTTGAGGATGCCGTTCTCTTCACTAGCGTCTACGAACAGGATGAAGTCACCGTACTTCACCAGGTTGCGGACCCACGACCAGACATTGTACTCGATGTTGAGCACGTCGTAGAACAGGGTCTCGAGAACCTGCTTGATCTCGTCGTCCTTGGTGATGATCTGGAGGACTTCACCGTGCTCGTTCTTGGCGGTGACCTCGTCTGCATAGATGTCAAGGGCTGATGCGATCTCGGGAGTGAACTCCATTTCCGAGTAGTCGGCGTAGCGAGAGAGGCGCTCGTATTGACCGTAGGAGGCCAGCGAGTGAATGTAGAGGGAGCTGATCTCCTTCTTGTAGGCGGCAGCGGTGCCACGCGGCTGCCGATCGGGCTCGCCGCTAGCGATCTTGTGCCGGATGACAGGACCGGAGCGGAAGAGACGAGTAAGTCGCTTCCACACGCTCTCATCACTAGCGGGCTTCGTGATCGTCTCCTGCCCGCTGGGCTTGTATGCGTCGTCCGCCATTGGTTACTCCTTTAGTACAGCCACCGCAAGTCGATTTGCTTACCACCGGGGATGTCAAGCTTCAGTGGCTTCGAATTGCTTGTCGTGAAAACACCCATCTGCCGCTGCGGTTGGATGTCTGGGTTCTTCGTTGCTCCGACGATCTCGTCGTTTGTGTGGCCGAAAACTCTCATGTTGGAGAGCAGGACCTTGTCGAGGTCCGCCAGCAACTCGCCCGGGCTGATGAACACGTCCTTGATCCAACAACCAAGCGCGGCGGCGACGAACAAGTCGTCGTTGTAACCCTTCATCGCCTGAGGCTTGCCGTTCTCCCAGATGAACGTCTCCGCTTCCTGAGCGAGGCGCTTCGAGTGAAGTCGGATGGCGCGATTGCGGAGGAACTCTTCGAGCTTGGTGAACACCAGCGGGCGAAGCTTCTGCGACATCGTGAAGCCGATGACCATGTCCTTACTCGCCGGACCCCACTGCGCGTGCACCGCCTCACCCTCGTCTCCACCCTTCTTCGAGTAGTAAACGTTCTCGTAAGCGCCAAGACGGATGTGCTCCAGGCAGGCCATGCCAATGTTGTTGTTCTCAACACAGAGCAACGCGTTGTTATATCGGTGGCCCGTGTCCATGAGCAATTTGGCGAATTCTTCGACCGGCAACTTCCCATGGTACTCCGCGCACTGGTCCATATTCTCGATGTCCCAGACGTCGAACGTCGAGAAGTCCTTGCCATCGCCACGGGCGACGTCAGCGGTGATGAAGTAGCGCGCCTTGGGACGGGGAGCCCACCACTCGTGCAGAGCACGGTCCCAGTGATGCGTAGCCACTGGAGGGATGGATGAAGCGTGCAGGTCCTGAATCTGCTCAGGTGAAAGGAACGTGTCGCCTGATGCGTTGAAGTTGCACTCGAGTTCCTGAGCGACTTCACGTGGAGACATGTTAGTCTTCTTGAGCTCAGCCTTGTACCAGGTCGAGAGCTTGAAAAAAGGTATGCCCTCGTGCGGGGACGGACGCTCGGTGTCATCAACGAGGTCAGCGATGCGTTCCGGGTGCACCCACCACATCAGCTTGGTGCGGTGGAACTCGTTTTCGCCGGACTCGGACTCAGTCCAGAGCTGGTGGAACTTGTTTCCGACGCCGTTCGGTGTCGAGAGGACGATGATGTTACCGCCCGTGGAGACCGTAGGGAGGAGACCGACCCACAGTTCTTCGAGGTTGGGAACGTGCGCAGCTTCGTCGATGATGAGGAGAGAGAGGGCTTCGGAACGACCGGCGTCATCGGAGGACGAGATGGCTTTGCACTGCGAGCCGTTCGAGAGTTCGACGCTCAGTTTGTTGTCACCGATGATGTCGGAGATACGCAGCCACTCCGGGATGCGGTGCATGGCCACGCGAATCTTCTTGATGATGTTCTTGGCGGTGTCAGCCTTTGTGGCCATCACCAGGATGTTCTTGTTCCGGTGAAAGAGCATCAACCAGCACGCATACGCGGCGGTGATTTCCGAAATGCCGAGCTGGCGAGCCTTGAGGATGATGTTGAACCGGTGATTGACGTAGTCAGAGATCAGCTGATCTTGGTAGTCGAACGTGCGGAACGGGATCAAGCCACGGACGGGGTGCTGAATACGCACGTACGTGTTGATGAAGTAGTGCGGGTCCTTCCCGCAGCGGAGGATCTCCGCCTTGTAGGCCGACGCGTCCAACTGTGTCTCCAGTTAGAAAGAGACGGTGTAGAAGCGCCAGGCCTTGTAGTAGTACCGCTCGTTGAGCGAGACCTTCTCGATGGCGTAGTTGCCGAGGTCCTTGTTCTCAGCGAGCTTGAGCGCCGAGCCGGTCCGCGTCTTGAACTCTGACTTGAGTTCCTTGACGACCTTGTCGAGAATGGTGTTGCTCTCGTCCGTAACCTGCTTCATGCGGGTCGGGAGGTGCATCTCGTACGAGTGATAGTGGATCTTGAGCTTGTCGCCGGACATGTCCGCCCACACGGCGTGCTTTGCCGACCCATGAGCGAACTCATAGAAGATCTGGCGGATTGTCTTGTAGGCGGTATTGGTGTCGAGGACAGGCTCGCTGTACTCGGCAACCTCGAAGGACTTCACTTCGGGCTTAGCCATCTGATTTTCTCCTCTGAGCAGTCTTGCTGAGCGCGCTACGCGCGACACAGAGATTCAGTTCTAAATAGAGGAGAGAAACAGGACCTGCCCTAATTCTTCATCGATTCTCTGAACCAGGTCATCTGCTCTTCATTGGGCCGCCAGCCAGCCTTCCATTCCGTGATCTTCTCGGGGCGACCCTCAAGGAACCAAATGAAGCAATCGATGCAGCACTTGTAGTCGTAGAATGTGTAGGTCGAACGGCCCTTCATCATGCCCCCGCAGTGCGGGCAAAAGGCCGGGACTCTTAGACTTTCATCAGGCATCGCAAGCTCACTTTATGATCCAGAATGTGAATGTTCCGATGGACTCGGGACCGCGGAAAATGGTACCTGTGGCGATCCCGTCGGGTGTCTCAGGAGTTACCTCGAACTCTACATTGAGCTTCCGGCCCCAATGACCGACCTCATAGTTCATCTTCCGGCGATCAGAGTCGATCAGGTCAACGGAGAAGTCAAGCCCAGTCTTGAACCTAGGACTGACCACGACCTTGATCTTGTATTTCCCTAGGTCGATGTAGTTCCGCTGGAGCCCATAGACCTGATACTTCGCCGGAGACTTGGCCATTACGGACTCGTGCTCTTAAACGGTGCCCATGAGAAGTTGATACCGTAGAACACACCACCGCCACTCATAGTCACTCCCCAGATACTGGGACCGACGTCGAACTGGCCAAACTGGTAGGCTGCACCCACACCTCCCAGGACTCCGTTACCCACGCCCAAGTCGGCGTGCACCTTGATCTTTTCGTACCACGATGATTCGAGGATGTACGGATTGACAGCGGTGACTCCGATGTCGATGCCCACGTTCGGGTCACTGCTAGTCACGTACGTGCGCCAGCTCTTGTCCTTCTGCTGAGCGATTGCCAACTCCAACTTGAGTGGCTTGCTACCCTGACCGAGCTTGAGCTCGTACTCCGGCGGGTCGGTGAGCGTGAATCCATCGACGCGAGCGTATCCGAAATCCTGACCGAACGTGACCTTCTTGCGAGTCGGATCACCGGGCTTCGTTCCGGGAACGTCAGTCTGGGTTCCCTGTCCCTTCGCCACCTGTTCCCTGAGCTGGATGAGCGCGTTCGTCACCGCGAGCAGCTCCGCCTTGTTCTTCTTGAGCTCCGCAGTGAGTGCCTTCCCCTCTGTCGTCGACTGGTCGATCGCGATCTTCACATCGTCAAGCTGTTGGGTGAGCTTCGTGAACACACCCTTCTGCACCTCGATCGTGACGTCGCGGATGGCGACATCATTCATCAACTTGGCGATGGTCGCATCTCGAGACCTGAATGCAAAAAAGCCGTATACGGCCAGAGCGACCAGCGCGGCCATCAGGCCGATCGTCAGATACTTCCAGATCTTGTCCATGCGAAACTCGCTTTCTTACGTCGTCTTCGTCGTTGTAGTTGTCGTTGTGACAGGAACGTCAGAATCCGGGATACCGTCGCCGTCCGTGTCAAATTTCTTGTCCGTGTACTTGCGCGCGACATACGCTGTCAGAGTAGGTGTCAACAGCGCGGCGATCGTGCTTGCGTCAATCAGGGAGAATGTAAGTGTCTGTGCCCCAAGCGTGATCGTGAGACCACCCATGATGACCTTGAAAACAACGATGGCAAACGCCACCACCGAGAAGGATAGCATACAGTTCGGCTTGCCTTCGGCGTCCTTGATCCACACCCATCCGATGTTCATTTTCACTTACCCTCCGATCTCGACGTGGGCATATCCCTCGTCGTCAGCGGTGATGTCGATCACGTTGTCAACCATGTCCTTCATGATGTCAGAGTGACTAATCACTATGACGTGGTCGAATACACTCTTTAGGTAGTCAAAGATCCGCTGAATGGCCTCTAGATTGCTGGGGTCAAGCTTCCCGAATCCTTCGTCGATGATGAACATATTGCTTCGGGGCAGGTTGGAGATGGAAAGTAGGGCCGATCTGATAGCCACACTAGCCAGAAACTTCTCAGCTCCCGAACCAAGTTCAAGGAGTCTTGATTTGTATTGTCCGTACTGGATGTACATCCGGATGGATTGATCTTCAGGATCGTACTCAATGTACACTCCGAACTCGCAGGCGGTTGAGAGGATCTTGTTAATCTCTTCGTTGATGACGGGCAGCTTCTGGGTCAGGACCTGAAGAGCGATGCCATCCTTGCCCATCGCGAGCAAGAAGTGTTCGTAGGCGGAGCAAGTGTCGCGGACTTCCTTGATCGTCTCGAGTTGCTTCTTGATACGCTCGATGTCCGTCTTCCGGGCGCCCATCCCCTGGTGCAACTCGGTGAGCTTGCCTTCCCAGACCTTGAGTCCCTTCTCGCGAGTGGCGAGTTCTTCCTTGAGCTCTCCGATCTCATGTTGGATGAGGTCGTTCTTCTCCAGGTCTCGCTTCACCTGCTCGTAGCGTTCCAGCTCGACCTTCGCTGTCTCGAGTTCTGCAGTCAGCTTCTCAACGATCAGGACGGCGTTCTTGTGTTCCAGTTGCTGGATCTGGAGCTTGTTCTTCAGTTGGTGTAGCTCCGTCAGCTCTTCCAGATGTGCCTCGCTCTGCGCCTTGTAGGGCTCGAGCTTCATAATCTCTGTGCGAAGGCGAATCGCTTCCGCGTCAAGCTCGATGACTTCCTTGAGGTGCTCCGGCAACTCCTTCTGCGCCACGAAAGCATTCACCAGGAACTGACAGTCAGGGAACTGGTCCCCGCAAGGCACCCTCTCGAGGAGTGCCACCTGCTTCTTGCGCTCATCTACGTGACGCTGGTGCTCCTTGATTCCAGCCTGAACAGAAAAGAGCGCGGACTGCAACTCCTCGAGCTTCTCCACCTGCTTGTTCACGTACTCTTCTGCGTATGACTCGAGAGCCCGCTCGAGATTCTTGACATCGGTCTCGTAGGCTCCCACTTCCATGTCATGGATTTCCGCCTTGCCACCCGCCTCAAAGAGTTGTTTCTCCAAGCCGGTGATGGAATTGGGTTCGATTTTTCTGAACGAAAAGGACACTGGGATGATCTGGCGGGAGAGTTCCTCGATCTTCTCGTGCAGTTCGCCGACGGTCCCCGCTTCACCATCACGGAGACCCTCCATACTGACAAGCGTCATGTTGTCTTGGTTCTGCGCCTCTTCGAGGTCGGTGAGTATCCTCTCGTAACCGTTCTCCTCGAGTTCTTCGAGCTTCCGGCCCCACTCCTTGTAGTCTTCCTTCGCGAGCTTAGCCTTCTCCTCGAATATGTCCAAGTCAAGGAACCGGAACAGGATGCGCTTGCGATCCGTCTCCTTGCACATGATGAGGTCCATCGGGTCCCACTGAGCGAATAGGCCCGTAAGCATGAAGTCGTCGAAGGTGCCGATGCGGCGCTTGATGTTCCCCTCGGTCTGCGGGCGAAGCTCGCCCACCAGCTTCTCCAAACCACCGTCCTTGTCGTGGCGAACGAAGTCGAGCGTGGTCTTGCCCCACTCACGTTCGGTCCCGTTCTTCGGCGGTTGCTTGATGCGCTC